TTCGTGGACGAAGGACGCACGTGCTTGCGCTGCGTACTTCATCAAAGCATTCAACCTTTACCGGTCAGGTACCTTCAGACAGGTGCTTGTGTGGAAGAGCGTCGGCCCTGCGGCTGAGGCTTTTCCCACCGTTTAGGTTCCGTTCGCGTGTGGGGGCGGGGCACTGATCCCCTCCGTCGTCCCGTCCCCTCACGCTCTTACACTCAGGAGGTGTATATATGTGGGTGTTTACTACTCATGGTTTTTATTCGGTTGTGTCTACGCCCGATGATCCGACGGTCGTGTTGGTCAGGGCGAGAGACAAAGATTCAATCACAGAACTAATCAATGCGATAGATGCGGGTGATGGCATGGCCCATTACCCGGACGAGTCGATCCTGACTACCCCATACCGGGACTATCCGTATCGGATTGTCTTGTTGCGTGACGACTGGGTTCACTACCTAGAGATGTACGCATACAGGGATCTGACTTATCCGAACTTCAAGGATGCGTGTAGCGACGCTGGCTTTGCGCCTAGGAAACTAGAGGCGTTGGGTGATGTGTGGTACACGATGTACAGCACATGGGCTGAGCGTCCTGCTAAGGAAAAGAATGCGTGGGCATGACAGACATCAGACCCAGCGGTGGACCGGAACACACCTTCACCCGTGAAGAACTGTTACGTGTTCGTAACGCAACCGTAAAGAAAGTCACGAAGCCGAAGCAAGAAACATCCAAACGTAACCGGAAACGAAAGTGACAGGTTGCGACGGCCAGTAAACTTAGTACGTACTAAGTACTCCCCAGTCCTGAAGGGACTGGGGAATACTAAGTACCGTGGGAGGTGAGATGAACTACCCAATCCATAAGGACGCTGATGGGCGGTGGGTCCACACATGGGTACGGCAGTCGTCCATCAAAACTTCAGACATGTGTCTGGAACGGTGGCGTACTGACATCTTCGGCCTTGTAAGCGAACGCATCAAGGATGCGTCCACGCTGGGGACCGTGTGCCACGCCGTTGCTGAGGACGCGCTGAACTCACGCAAGGACGGCATAGCGGAGATGTCCCTTGACGACATGAACGATGCGTTCGGCTACTACTGGGAGGAAGCAGTCCCCACCATTGAGGTGTGGAACAACTACACCCCGGACAGCGCATACGAGGCAGGGCTAGGGAAGATAGCCAACTGGCACGACGAAGTGTTTCCGCAGGTCAAGCCGGTATTAGTTGAGTACACGTTTGATGTGCCGCTCATCGACAACGATGAACGACTGGTTCGCATGACCGGCACGGTGGACCTCGTGGAAGAGAACCGATTGTGGGATTGGAAGTTCCCCGGTCGGGACTACACGAAAGAACGCTGGCAGTACGAGCGTTGGGATGTGCAATCCATCGCTTACTGCTATGCGTTAGGTATCCCGAACTTCTCTTACGCGGTGATGCACCCCGATGGTGTGGGCCGTATGGATCTTGAACGTGGGCAGGAGCATTTCGACTGGCTACGTGAAAAGGTTTCGGCGCTCTGCCGACTGTTGGAAACCCAGACGGGTCCGTACCCGTTGGGTGACAACGGTTGGTGGTGTTCCGAAAAGTGGTGCGAAAATTTCGCACGGTGCAAAGGCGCAACGCAAGGAGGCGCATAGTTATGGCTTTCAAGCCTATGAGTCCGCTAGAGCGGGCAAGTATTGAAGCACAGGTCATCCTCAAAGCAGCGGTTGAACTCGCTGTCGCTGAGGTTGGCAACGAACCCGACGGCGTAGCCGTCACGATGGCTATTGAAAACGCACGCGCGTTGGCTAAGGAACTACCCAACCTCAAAGACACTCTCGTGAATCTGGGAGATGGCGCTGAGATTGCGTATGCCCCCGGTCAGGACGTAGCCGACGCTGTTGCAGTAGCGGATGCTGTTGTAGCAGCATTCCCCGGAGCGACTGAGGTCGCGTCGGACAAGCCTGTATCCAAATACATAGACGACGAGCAGTACGCTCTCGTCCACAAGATTTGGCTATCGGAAAAGAATGCGGGTGTCGCTTACGCATCCAAGGACAGCATGTTCTTGGACAACCAAGCGATACGCAAACTCTTTCAGGAAGGTACGCGCACGTTCCCAGCGGACTATTGGGCGCAGACCCTCCAAGGCAAAGAGATCCCAACCACCAAGACAGGCAAGTGTGGGCTGGGTGACTTCAAATTGAAGAAGGGTGCAAGCGTCGCAAGCGACGGTTCGCTGTTCTTGAGCGAAGGTGAGGGTAACCATCCTCTTGCCAACAAGAGCGGGTACTTCGCTGGTCTGGTGAAGAACAGCCCGTTCAACTGGGGCGAACGCCCCGACCCTGTAGATCCGCAGGGCTGGCTGACAAAGGCCAATGCCTGAGGAACTATCGTTGGAGGAAGCCTTAGCGCTTGTAGCCGGGGCGGAATCGGATTCGCATTCCGCTCCGGCACCTCCCTCTCAGCCTCCAACTGAAATAGAGGGGATTTCTGCCGCTGACCTGCAACGGCTCTTCACTCCGAAGAAGGAACAGGTGCGTCGTATGCGCCACGACCTTCGTTCGGGGAACGAATGGTCGTTCGGGGTGCGGGTGTTTGATGACGCCACCTTGGGTGGCGCTCGTGGTGGGCAACTTGTCACCGTCATCGGTCGATCCCATACGGGTAAGACCCTGCTGGCGTTGAACATGGTGGCCCGCAACCGCAACCACCGCACGCTGTGGGTCAGCCCGGATGAAACCGAAACGATGTTCTGGGGTAGGTACACGGCCATACGCCTAGAGATCGACCAGAAGGAATGGATCAACCGTCTTATCCGTGAGGACAGGACAGCGTGGGAAAGGGTGGAGCAAGTCATGCGTGACGAAACGAACCTTCACTTTGAATCCACGGGCATGACTGTCGATGACATCGACAAGGCCATGCGCATCGCATCAGTGGAACTATGGGAAGGGCAACGACCAGACGTAATCGTCTACGACTACTTAGAACTGATCCGGGGTGGAGGCGCTGGCGATGCGGCCAGCGTCCAAGCCAAGATCGAATCGTTCAAACAGTTGGTATCCGACTGGCGTGTCGTAGGCGTGATACTCCACCAGTCTGGGCGCGGCTCAGGGAACCGTGGCCGTGCCGGTGGCATAGAAGCAGGGCGGTACGCATCCACTAGCGAGAGTCATTTCCTCATTGAGACATGGCGCAGGTGGGATGATACGAACCTTGAGGAAGATACCCGCAGGCACTATGAGGATGAAATCAGTGTCGGGTTGTGGAAGAATAAATCAGGTGATGGCGAGAAAGCGGAAGTCAACCTCACAATCCACACAAGCGGGAGGCTCTTAGAGCCGGGAATCGTATGGGAACAGATGAGTTTAGATGAGTGACCTACCTGTACCCCAGTTCCGTATTCTATTCACAGGCTTTCCGCTTGCCTATGGAACAGACGAAGGCGGTTGTCGTTGGGCGGAAGTAGACGATGACCTGCTAGAACGTCACCTCACAGGCGAAGAGATGATCGGTATTTACCCGATGGTCTACGACCCCAACCACGAGTCAGGCGGTCCTGACACATGGCGTGAGGACGTTGATAATAACCGTTATTACAGGGACATGAACCCTGATCTGTGGATGTGCAAGTGGGGGTCCATCGACATAGACGAAGGCGACGACTCGTTAGTCATCGCTCGCAACGTGTCGATGGTGCTGCGAGCAATGGACATCAAATCGTGGGTAGAACTCTCACGCAGCAAGGGCTGTCACCTGTGGATATTCAACAAAGAATGGGTGCGTGCATTAGTGATGCGCCGTGCCATGAAAGCAGCGTTGGATCTAGCGGGAGCGAAGTACGACGCCGTGTACCCCAAGCAGGATTCCCTAAAGGGACCACCCGGCAACTACATGCGCTTGCCGTATGGCGGGAACCGTCCACCCGGTACTGGCCTGCTGGACCGGCAAGTAATCCTAGACACAGACGACGAGGGCTTAGACCTATTCGACTTCATCATCTTGGCCGAACAAGACCGAACGCCTACAGCGGTGCTGGAACGTGCCGCAGCCCTGTACGAACCACCCAAGCCAGTGATCCCAGACCTGCCACCCAAGAGGGACTACAGCAAGGAACCTCTCATGCAAGTAGACGGTTCTCGTCTGCGAGGTTTGGCATCAGAGATGTTCAACAACGGTCCAGTCCCGTACTACCGTGAACATGGGGCAGGAAAGGGACGGCACGGTTTCCTGAACAGGTTCGCTCGTTCAATGTTTGAGTCGGGCTACACTCGCACCGATGTCATCTCGTGGACTAAAGACTTAGATTCGCGCTTAGGACAATGGTGGGATGATGGCCCGAAGTTCGCAGGGAGACACGACTTCGACAGGCAAATCGACAGGCTCGTCACCGACGCCCAACAGCGGGCAACAACCACCCGATGAGTTCTCGTTCGTTGTCCCCGGCAGGCCACAGCCCAAGGGTCGTCCCCGAATGTCGCGGAAAGGTCGCGTTTACACTCCGAAGGAAACCGTCGAAGCGGAGAAAGCATACGCTCAAGCGGTTGGCGATGACCCGCCCGTCTTTGACGGGCCGGTCACGGTGGAGATGACGTTTTGCGAGGAAGCAACGTATATCACTGTCCGCTCCTTGACGGAATGGAAAACCCCGCTACGTGGGGACTTAGACAACTACATCAAACTATGCCTAGATGGGTGCCAACGTGCGGGCGTTATCCCCAACGACCGGCTTGTGGTTCGCCTGAAAGCGAGCAAAGAATGATCGTCGTAGAACTAGAACCTTGGGAATACGAATGGGCTTCCCATGTGGGCGCTCGCAGATACATAGAAAACTGGGGTAAAGCGGACGCCCCCTACTACGACAAGAAGCGCATGGAGGACGACCGAACAGCGCAGGTGGCTGCCTGTGTAGGCGAACTCGCGGTGGCGAAAGCCACCAACCAGTACTGGTCTGGTCATGTGTGGCACAAATCGGTGCATAAAGAATACCGGCACTTGCCTGATGTTGGAGACAACGTGGAAGTGCGCCGGGTACGGACCTCGACATCAGCCGCCGTCAGGCAAAGACAACTAGGCAAAGGTTTAGTTCTCTTCGTGGTCAAGCCCGTAGCCCCAGAGTTCAGATCAGTTGAAATCCTAGGGTGGATCGACCACGATGAAGCGTGGGAAAAGGGCGAACCCTCCGGTTACAGCGAGGACACAAGAGTCATCGCTGAAGAATACCTGCATCCCTTGATGGCGTATGCTGGGGAGGATGGCGAAGAAGGAGTTTCCGTTTGATCCCCTCGCTGGGTTACGAGGATCATCTCAAACGGAAGTACGAGGTGCGCCGGACACGCTCTTACAAGCGCTCCAACAGGCTAGCCCACACAGCGAACCACGTATTTCTAAACAAGAACGTGCTGACCTACAAGAAGTTGTCCTTGATGCCCTTGAAACCCTTGAACCGTGGGAGCATTGGCTTCTAAACGCTCTGCTCTTTGAACGCATGAGTCTGCGCCAAGTAGAACATGTGCTAGGAATACCCAAGACCACGGTTGCCCGTAAACGTGACCGCATCTTGGACAGATTGAAGCAAGAACTATCCGCCCATCCGTTAGTAAGGGAGTACCTACGTGATGATAGACCCAGAGATTAGACCCCTGTCGTGGGAGGCTGCTGCCTCCCTGTGCGCCGGTCAAATAGACAGCACTCACCCTGATTTCAGCGCTGCGCACCCTGCGTTTCAAGCAAAAAGGGACCACTCAGAGTGGTTGGCTTTGTTGCGTGAAGAGTTCGATTACCTTGAAGGCGAATGGTACGGACGTAAGCGTTTGAATTGCGGGGATGGCGAGGCCGAATACTACCGGTCACTCGCCCAAACCACCCTGTCCACAGCGATGCAATGCACAGGGGTAGAGGCGCTTACAGCCGAAGGGATTCTCCCCATGCTGGCAGGCAAGCAAGCCGACTACGGGTACGAGAACATCAACCGGTTCGGGCAAGACGGCATCATCGTGCGGATGCACGACAAGATCGCACGCTTGGAGAACCTTGCAGCAAAGGGTGCCGACCCCACGAACGAACCCGTAATGGATTCGTTCATGGATTTGGTCGGCTACTGCATCATCGGAATGATGGTCAACTACGGGATCTGGAATCTGCCGATGCGCAACCCAGATTCAGTCATCGTCTAACGAATCTATTTCTTTCATAGCGTCCACTGAACTCATTATCAGCCCGCTAATAGTAGAGAATACGTGGTTATGAAGAGGACTGTTTTCAAAGTCATTCATAATACTTTCCGCTGCGAACGCCATCGCATGTTCATAAGGCAACACCACTAACACGCCTAATGTGTCGTTATGCCACTTCGCGTGGTTGAGGTCTGCTACGTCTAGCAGGTGCGATGTGCCTTTCATTTCTTCGTAGATTTCGGTCGCCATGTAGCCGTATTCGCTTGCCCACTTGTCGAACTTAGCGTTCACAGCGTCCTCGTCCATTACGTGATCCTGTCCTTTGCGTAACTCTTGATGACTGACAGGGCCGCAGCCACGCCACCGATAAGGGCAACCTTCAGGGTGCCATAATCTCCCATTACGAAT